AGATATAGCAGAGTATTGGAATACAACCGAAGAGGCAGCTATGGCATCTAAGTGTGGTAATTGTACTGCGTTTGATATCTCTCCTCGCATGAAAGACTGCATGCCCGGTGAAACTTCTGACGATGATGGCGAGTTGGGTTACTGTTGGATGCATCACTTTAAGTGTCACTCAGCTAGATCGTGTAGAACTTGGGCAAAAGGTGGCCCAATAGACGAAGATTCAGTATCTGCTGATTGGCAGGATCGCTCAAACATTGAAAAAAACGATGAAACTCCTACTTGAAAATTGGCGAGAGTATTTAAATGAAGGCATGAACACAGTTGATGATCTTCCCGAAGGCGTTTATATTGCAATTAAAAAAATACAGTTCGGTTTAGCCGTGTATTATAGTGATAAAGATGGCGACATTACACCTATGGCGCGCGCGGGCCAGACAACAGGCCAGCCTTACGGTAGGGTAAAGTTTGGCCCGTCTGACCTAGATGTCGATGGCAACTGTCTTGATGCTTTTGTTGTATTTGGATCCAAGGCCGATAAAGGATGGGGGCCACTATTGTATGATATCGCTATCGAATGGGCAACAGAAAAAGGCTCAGGCTTGATAGCTGATAGGAGTTCTGTATCTGGCGAAGCAAGGGCTGTTTGGGACTATTACCTAAATAAAAGATCAGATGTCCAGGCAGTTCAGTTAGATGATAAAGACCCTGATATAAGGCCAGGCCGTCGTGTACCGGATAACAAAGACGATTACAGGCTCACACCGGGCAATCCCGAGGACGACTGTGATCAACAAGTTGCGTTAAGTAAACCAGACGGCTATCCAAAGTACGACCGATTTAGCCCCCCTGAACCTGATGAATGGAAGTCTATGCTCAAGGCAGCCCCATTGAGCAAGATGTACCAAAAAGATCCCACTACTATTAATAAACTAAGAGAGATGGGTAGGTTGTTAGAATTATGAAACTTATTTTAGAAAATTGGAGAAATCTTATAAATGAAAAGGTTGTTGATTTCCCGAGTGAAGCCACTGCCACCGAGCGTTATCAAAATTACTTGACACATATGGACTTAGCAATTGAGCAAATAAGATCTTTAGAAGAAATCTTCAGACGCCAAGGCGGAACGGTCGAAGAACTGGTTGGCATTAGAAAGAGTCTTGAGGAATTGCGAGACGACGAGATGCTGAAGCTTGATGTTGGTGGCGCCGAATGAAACTCCTGCTTGAAAATTGGCGAGAGTTTATACGAGAAGAATATAAACCTATCACGACACTTCGTATCTTTGACTTCGATGAGACAATAGCCCATACACGCTCTGAGACGCGCGTGAAGGCTCCCGACGGCTCGGAGGCTACCCTGACCAACCAAAAGCAGTTTGACGAGTATATGAGGGCAGCAGCGGCAAAAGAAGGCATACAAAGCTTTGATCCAGTCCGAGACTTGCAGGAACTTGGTTATGATATTGACTTGTCGGACTTTTTGATGGTTAAGCAGCCAGAAGAAATACAAATTGTTACTGATATTTTAAAACAGTTTCCAGAAGATTCCAAAACCTATATTCTTACAGCAAGAAGAGGTGGCGCCATTGGACCGATCATCGATTACTTGGAAGAAATAGGAATCGATACTAACTCTAATGATATTCGTGTGATGGCCTCTCAAGGTGAATCAAAGGGCGATGTTATGGTAGCTATGATGAAAAACAAAATCATGAGCGATAAAAAGTCAAACATAAATCGAATTGAGTATTACGAAGATTCTAACAAAAACATCAATGATGTCCTCCAAAAAGTTTGCAACAATCCAGAAATCGATCACCTCAAACCGCAAAATTTTGAATTGCTTATCTACAAAGTAGTTCATAATAAGGTCGGCTATCAATTAGAAAAGATTACTTGCTAAGTTTAGACTAATTAAAGTTGGCAGGAGGCTTTACAATGTCTAATGATGGAAATGGTTGGGAAACCTATTCAAAGCTAGTTTTAGCTCAACTTGAAACTTTGGCCGGCGGTATTGAAGCCTTAAGGTCTGAATTGCAGATGGTGCAAAACCAGCTTGCAGAATTAAAAGCAAAAGAAGATCGCGTGCAGGATCTAAAAATCTGGAAAGAAAAAATGGATGATGTTGCATCTCCCCCACAACTTCGTGAAGCCTTACAAGAAGTGGAAGATTTGAAAGAGTTTCGAACAAAAGCTGTAACAATGTTCATGGTCGTTCAATCAATTATGGGTATTGCGGTTGCTTGGGCCTTAGACTTTTTTAATTTGACATTTATTTTTATCATGTTAAATTAAAGAATTGTTGTAAACCAACAACGATGTCACACGTTTATGTCTATTGATTTCTAGTTACTTTAATGAAGACCAAAAAAGAAGTAACCGACACCGTTAAAAAAATCCTAAAACAGCTAGCGGGCGAAGCCACAGCTGAGGATGGTGAATTAATTGCGCCACATTTTATAATAGGCTCAGGTGATATTTGGTGTTATCAACCAACTAACAGAAATTTTATTAAACTCTGCCGAGGAATACCTGTTTATATATTGTGTGAATCTTATGATTTAAAAGGTAGACATTTAGTGTATACTACAGATGGTAATATGGTTTTAATAGACCCGGAAGAAATTATAGAATTAGGATTTGATTAATGTTATTTGAATTTAATGCGTTTTGGAAATACTTGTTGACGATAGGCACATGCTGGGGCGTTTATGCAATTTTTGGTTATGAGTTCACTACGGTAACAATTTTGGCCTTTTTGTTGGCAAAAACTTTCACAAACAAAACTTTTTTAGTGTAGATTGTCTATTTAAGTTATTAACTTTGTTAGATAAAAATCGCGATGGATCAAAAAGAAATATTTGGTGAGCTTTCCTCAGAACAATTTGAAATAGGCGATATAGTAGAATGGTCAAGATGGGACAGCGAAAACGAACAATGGTCGTATAACTACGGTATCGTGACTAATACCAAAAATGAAATTAAATCTAATCGTTTAGTTTCTATATGCACAGTTATGCCCATGCAAGGCGATAAAACAGAAATTGATCACTTCTCTCTTAGTCTTAGATTGGTTTCTAAAACAGGTGGTGGTAATGTCGAAGATTGATCACGTCGCAATATTAGTCGATGATTTAGAAATAGCAGAAAAATGGTATTTAGAGCATACCAATGGGGTTGTTGCTTTTAAGGACGAAAAATATATTAGAATTAAAGTTGAAAATACCAACATTGCCCTAATACACAGCAAGCATTATCCGCATGCACACATGGCTGTATTAATAAAAAATATCGAAGATTTACCCACTGACAAGGGGCAAGTTGTAAAACATCGAGACGGAACTATAGGAGTTTATGTAAAAGACCCATTTGGTAACTATTTAGAGTATATTTGGTACTCCGATGATCAAAAAGAGGTTTTTTGAATGATTGACACATTAAAGTCATTAATTAAACAGTTTATGCCTTTTGCTCAAGAACAAATGGGTTTTGATAGACCACCAAAGCTGTTTTTAAAACAAGATAAAGAAAATGCAGCCAACCCAATGGGAAAGACAGGGTATTATGATCCTGCATCGGAGGCCATAACATTATTTGTAACTGGGCGTCATCCAAAAGACATAATGCGCTCGTTGTCCCATGAATTAATGCACCATACTCAAAACTGTAATGGTGAATTTGACAAAGTTAGTTCTATGGGTGAACAAGGATATGCACAAAATGATCCACATATGAGAACAATGGAAATTCAAGCATATCAGGCTTCTATAGTTTTCAGAGATTGGGAAGACAGTTGCAAAGGTACTATTTATTACGAACATCTACAAAAAGGAGATAATAAGATGTCAACTAAAGATTGGAAAAACAAAGAAATAACTCAACTTCTTTCGGAAGCTTGGGGTTTCAAATTTAATACTCTTGAGGAGTTTGAGCAGTTTAATGGAACTGGCGAATTGCAAGCTGAAGATGCAGAAGTCGAAGCTAGTTCAGAAGAGCAACTTGAAGAAAGCAATTGTGTCGGCAAGCGCGATGAGCCTTGCGGAAAGCCTGATTGTCCACACTGTGGTGGCAAGCGCAAGGACGAGAGCGAAAGTCTTGAAGAAGGCGTGCCCGAAGTCAAGGCTGACGAGCTTGATGATAATGACGTGAAAGATGGGCCGGGCGATATGTCTGTTAAGGATGGAAAGCTTGTAAAGATAACCAAGGAACAACTTGAGACACTCGTAAAGAAAGCCTTACAAGAAGCATTAAACAAACGCAAAGGATAAACTTAATATGACAGGAAAAGGTAAAAGTTGAGCTTAAAAAGCTTAAGCATAAATTTATCAGAGACCTGTTATTAACAACTATAACAGAAGGGATTAGTATGTCATTAGATCGCGAATGGAGAAATTTTTTAATAAACGAGGAACTGGACGAGAAGTCTATCTTTACCTATATTCAGGGTCTCCAAGAAATTATTTCCAATCTTAAACCTCGTACGGTTTCCGAGAAAAGAAGACTTCAGCTTGCGAAACAGCATATTCGGGAAGTGCGTAAGTATGCACGCCGCATGTTAAATGAAAATATGAACCTTCAAGAAAAACTAAACTTGCTAGAAGAAAATAAGGAAGATTAATATGGGCAAAGCCAATACTCACCTTACTCATCTTGAAGAGTTGGTGTTAACGCAGGGACCGGCAGGCTACAAAATGGCCAGAGCATTCCTGTTAGAACTATTGAAAACCCTAAAAGGTAACACTGACTCAAGTATTCAAACTTCTGTAAAGTGGGATGGGGCTCCGGCTATATTTGCTGGTATTAATCCTGAAAATGGTAGATTTTTTGTTGGCACTAAATCTATTTTCAATAAAGTTCCGAAAATAAACTACACCGAAGAAGATGTCTTAAGAAACCATGGACACGCTCCGGGTCTTGTTGATAAATTAGTAAAGGCCCTCAAATACTTGCCGCCGCTTGGAATCAGAAATATCCTACAAGGCGATTTTATGTTTGACGATGAAATGATTGAAACCGTCACCATAGACGGAGAGCCTCATTACACGTTTAAACCTAATACGATTCTATATGCGGTTCCTGTAAATTCTGATTTAGGACAACAAATTGGACGGTCAAAATTTGGTATTGTATTCCACACCACCTATGATAGTTTAGATAGTGGCGCAACTTTTGGAGCAGATGTATCAACCTTAAGAAGAGTTCCCGGTGTCTGGTTCGATGATGCCTTTTTTACGGACGACACTGGCGTTGTAACGTTGACAGAAGATGAAGAAGCACAAGTTGTCCGCTTAGTAAGAGAAGCCGATGCGGTTAACGAAAATATCGATTATAGCGATCTGCCATTAGATTTGCTTAACATATACATTAACAGTGAAATCAAATCAGGTAGCTTTTTAGAGAACGCAGAAGATTCCTTTAATGGTTTTATAAACTGGTTTTCCCAGCGCCTTCAAAAAAGAATCAACAACCTTAAAAGCCAAAAAGGACGCCAAAGAGCAACCAACAATGGAACGATATTACTAAATTCTTTTAATAGCAAAAAAGAAGATTTTATTAATCTGTTTAAAGTTAGCCGCCTGTTATTTGAAGCAAAAAATATTTTTATTAAAAAATACAACAATGCTGTATACAACACCAAGCATTTTGTTGACGATGGATCCGGTGACTTAGTGGTCACAAACCCAGAAGGCTATGTTGCTGTAGACCATCAAGGAAATGGTGTCAAATTTGTAGACCGTTTAGAGTTTAGTAGAGCAAACTTT